ACCCGCCATAGCACTTAAAGCAGCCATCTTAGACATTTATTATACCATGAGAAAATTTATGAGGTCCTTCCTGGTCTTTTTCTGTGACCACCCCAAATCTTTTATTTTTTTTGCACATATGTAGTACCTTTGGTCGTTAAATGGGCGATCTTCAACATATGTAATCCAGTCGTCATAATTTTTAGTGCCCTTTACGGTCTCTATGATAAGTCGTGTGACTTCCATAACGGTAAGTTCATCGTCAGATGCGATATTATATACTTCACCTGGTACACCTCGTCTCCATACAATATCTACCGCGTCCACTACGTCATCGACGTGCATAAAAGCCCTTTTCACTGTCGCAGATTTAGAACCATGTATCGTGCACTTCTCATTTTCTTTTAATAATCTCTTAAATTTCGGTATGAGTTTTTCGGGATATTGATTCGGTCCGTATACATTATTACACCGTATGACCTTGATGTTCATACCGAATGATTCTATATACGAACGAACTATCATTTCCGCCGCAGCTTTAGATGCCGAATAAGGGTTTGTGGGTCGTAATACACCTTCATCTTCCGTGAATGGTACATCAGTTTTGGATTCTCCATAAACTTCATCTGTACTGAAATGTATGAATTCTACGTCTGGTATATGACGCCGACACGCCTCAACAAGAACGTGTGTGGCGTGTGTGTTATCCATAGTAAACGACAAGGCATTATCAAATGAATTATCCACATGACTTTGTGCTGCAAAATGAAAAATGGCGTCAAAGTGGTAAAGTTTAATGAGATGCTCGACGAGTTCTTTATTTCCAACGTTTCCCTTTACGAATGTGGCTACACCCGGATTTACATTTTCTACATTCGAACAGTAATCTAGTTTATCTACATTTACAAAATTGATAGAGGGATACCGTTCCTTCATACGATTAAGGAAATTGGAGGCGATGAAACCACATCCACCTGTGACCATTACATTACTGAGCATGTTTCGTTTAATTTACGGTTCGCAAATGTTTTAAGCAATTTGCACACACGATCTACATCGTCGAGTGTCATACCATGATGCGCACCAAGAAGAAATCCATCCTTCATGATGGTGTCTGCATTCTCAAAATCTTGAAGATACTCCCTGAAAGCTGGGTGTCTCGTGATATTACCTGCGAATGTGACTCGGGTTTGTACGTTGTTTTTTTCCATATAGTTGACGAGTTTGAGTCTATCTGGGCACTGTAAAGGGATGGCGAGCCAGTTTGGAAGCCTATTGTCATTTGGGAGTGTATAATATGGGCAATCTTTTAGATTTTCTATGTATCTTTGGACGTTCTGGCGACGTTTTTTTAAGAAACCTTCGAGTTTATCTAGTTGCGCTAGACCGAATGCTGCATTCATTTCACACGCCTTGAGGTGATACCCTGCGACACCGTATAGAAACTTCCAATCGTATGGAATACCATCAACTGAGTGATTGAAGCGTTCACTTGGTTCTTCGATATTGTCACCTATTCTTCCCCAATCCCTAAACATGAGGGCTCTTTTAAGATGGCCTGCATCATTAAACATGACCATTCCACCAATTCCACCTGCTGTAATTACATGACTGGCATAGAAACTTGTGGTACTTATGTCTGTACACGGTGTACGTGTGATGGTATCAGCAGAATCTTCAAATAAAATGAGATTGGGAAAGGTTTCGTGAATTTCTATCCAATCTGGTGTATTACCAATTAGATTTGGGAGTAAGAGACACTTCGTCTCTGGAGTTACAACCTTCATGAGCTGTTCAACACTCGGAACGTACGTATCGAGACCGACATCACAAAACACAGGTTTTAAACCCAATTGTATTATGGGAGCAACAGTTGTGGCGAATCCACAAGCGGGTGTAACTATTTCAGAACCTTTTGGTAAATTAAGTGCGTGTAACCCTAACAGAATTGCACTACTACCAGAATTTACAAAAAGTCCATTCTTCTTTCCGAATAGGTCGGACACCCTCTTTTCAAATTCAGTAGTACGCTTACCAAACCCAGCGAGCCAGCCATCGCGAAGACAATCTTCAACAGCTTTAATTTCTTCTTCCCCATAAGATTCAAATTTATTTGGGGCATACCAAATCTTTTTCGGCATTCTGGTTTAATATATTCTATTATTTTTAAGTAGTCAGAATTTCTGCATATTTTGTATACGTTTGGAGTCACGCATCCGATAGCGGCCAACCCGGGTTTAGAATCTTCAAATCCTATTATATGATCATTCTTTTTACCGTATAAATCTATAGCTAATTGATAACATTCGGAATCTGGTTTTTTATTTTTGTAATCTTCACGAACGACCCAATTTTTTAGTTTTTTTAAAACCTGAACTTTATTTTTAAAATGCTCGACAACTTCTTTATTAGTGTTAGTCACGACAACGTGATTGATATTATTATTTACTATGAAGTGTATAAATTTATCAGCATTTTTTATGAGATTTATATTTTCAGTTTTTAACATTTCTTCTAATTTCAATTTTCTTAGACGTTTTGAATTTGGGTAATCTTCGAGTATATAATCTATTCCATGTGTGGTAATTATATATCTGACGTACGATTCACTCAAATCTAAAACTTTTGCCCATGCCTTATGATGCAAAGGTTCACTATCGATTAGAGTTCCATCTAAATCTATGAGAAATAGCATCTTATTTAAAGTACTGGTTCAACTTTAAGTAAATGTCGAGGGTTTGTGTATTGGGTGCAAATGGTTTTATAGGTAAAAATTTGATTAGATGTAATGAAACTTGGACTGGTGTTACGAGAATGGATTTGGATCTTACGGACCAGAATGCAGTCACTAACTATTTTAAAGGTCATACGTATGACGTGGTTATTCATTGTGCAGTTATAGGTGGAAGTCGATTGAAAAACGATCAAGGAGACGTGATATGGAAAAATATACTCATGTTTGAAAATGTAGTTAGGGTATTCAAAGGTAAACTCATTTACTTTTCGAGTGGTGCAGCTCTTAGAGGTAACCCTCCCACAGACCCATACGGACTTTCCAAATGGATTATTGATAGACGCATTGAAACCACACCAAATACACATTCATTACGTATATGGGGGTGTTATGGTCCCGGAGAACTACCCACCCGATTTAGCGCTATTTGTAAACGAGAAGGACATATAGTCATCGATCGAGATAAATATTTCGATTTTATTGATATTGAAGATGTTATAAAAATTGTTCATGAATATGTAACATCTAAATGGGTCATGCCCAAGACTTGTAATCTCGTGTACCCAAAGAAACTTTTACTTTCTCAATGGGCCGAAAAGTTTGGTGCCACATGGGAAGTGAAAGATACAAGTGTTTTAAATGAGAGTTATATAAAGGAGAGATAGATTTGTATATTAATGGAAGTTAAATCTATATTTCGAACCTACAATGTTGATTTCACCGATGAAAAGCCATCCATAGGTAAAAATGATGTTCTCGTTATAGATTCTATTGTATTTAGTCTTTATGAAAATCGTTACAAAAACGCTCAAAATATTTTCAAAATTGAAGCCCGTGAAGGTATAAAAAATATGAATACAGTTCTTGATCTCGTCGATTATCTCATGGAAATTGGGTTTACGAAGAAGGATACATTACATGTAGTGGGTGGTGGTATAACACAAGATATCGCATCCATGTGTGCAGCTATTTTCAAGAGAGGTATTGATTGGGTCTTCACACCTACAACTCTCTTATCTATGTGTGACAGTTGTATAGGTTCAAAGATGGGTGTTAATCATAACGGAAGTAAAAACCAACTTGGAACGTTTTACCCACCGACGAGGGTCGTAGTAGATGTTTCATTTTTACGAAGCCTCAGTGAACGGGATATACAATCTGGACTTGGAGAAATTTTGAAATTGTATGCACTCGGTGATATTCCGTGGGTTATTGAAGACATGGAAGAAGCACTGAAAAAATGTCTTTTGATTAAAAAGAAGATCATAGAAGAGGATGAACTCGAAAAAACGATTCGGCCGTGTCTAAATTATGGTCATACATTTGGTCATGTATTCGAGAGTATATCAGATTTTAAGATTCCACATGGCGTCGCAGTTTTGATTGGTATGTACGTAATAGACAGATATTTCAACTCTGATGTCATGAAGTATGGACCTTATATGCATATCATTAAGAAGTATTGCAAATATATACTCTTGGATAATACACTCATTTTTAAACATCTCAAAGAAGATAAAAAAGTAATGTCGGATGAGATTACACTCATTAAGTGTCGAGAATTCATAAAGGTTAAACTTGATGAGACTTTGGTTAAAGATGTGATGTCAATTGTCAGTAATGAACTTGTACCTTGACCTCGGGGCCACTCATGTCAAGGTGATGTATGAAGGTAAGGTTCAAATTTTCGAATACTTGACAAAGGAGAAAGTAAATGTAAATCAATTTTCCAACTTTGTCAAGAATATTTTAAAAAAATTCATATTTTCTAAACTCTTTGTATGTTCACAAATGCATGGATTTTATATAAAGGGGGAAACTAATTATGTTTCGTGGATGTGTGAAGACGAGGAACCAATTTCGAATGAGTTGGTGGATACGGGTTTATTTCCATATCATGGTCTACCATATTTCAATTCTAAAAAGTATGAAAAGGGTACTATGTGTACACTCATAGATACAATACTCGATGACATGTATCATATTTCCCATGAAACACTCGAATGTGGAACTGGGTTTTATGACATGAAAAATAAACACCAAAAGGAATCGAGGTTCATTCTTCCCTCCGTCATAAAATATGGCCCGGTGCCATGTGGAAAAGTAAATGAGTCGGTTGTGTATGCACCACTCGGTGATTTACACGCTGCAGTTTTGGGTATAGATCGAGAGTTGGAAATTGAAGACGTTATTGTAAACCTGGGTACAGGTTCACAAGTTATACAGATTAATAAAACGTATAGAAGTGATACAGAAAATCGTCCATGTTTCGATTATATTCTAAATTGTATAACTCATATACCATCCGGAAGAAGTATGAAATTTTTCAAAGATTTATTTGATTTACCTGAATATTCTACATTACTTTTTGAAGATGTAGTTGAATCCGTAGAAATTGTAAATTTGGGGTATTTTAAAAGTGCATACAATTTTAAAAACGGTGGAATGATTCAGAATATTAACGAGCGTACTACTAAATATACAATAGCTTGTAGTTTATTACGGTGTTATGTCCAACAATATGTAAATATTCTTAATTTAAAATTCAAAAATAGATCCAAGATATTTTTAACGGGTGGTATCGCCAAGAATATACCGACAATTAAACGATTATTTGAATATTACTTGAAAGAAAGTGTTACGGTAGAAGATAACGACACACTTAAAGGTCTCTATAAATATAGTAAGTATGACGACACTCGTTTTTGGTTCAACAGGTAGTGTGGGTCGTTACATATGTGCGCGATTTTTAGATGCGAATCGACTAACTCGTGAACATTACGATCTTTCCAAACCAGACGATTTTTCGGGATTGGATAGATTCGATAATATAAAATGTATCATATGGTGTACAGGTATGAATACGAACGATAATATAGGTTCTTTGAACAGTCAAACATATGACGATATGATGAATGTAAATGTAAACAGCATTGTTAAATCCATAGACTATTTTGAACGCACTAGGAAGCTTGCAAATGGTGCGAGATTATGTATAATCAGTTCAATTTTACAAGAGAGTGGTAGAGTAAATAAATTATCGTATTGCGTTTCAAAGAGTGCCATAGGTGGACTTGTTCGTTCCGCCTCTGTTACACTGAAAAAAAGGGATATACTCATCAACGCTATATTACCAGGTCCTATTGATAACGAAATGACAAAAAGAACGTTATCAACACGAGAATACGAAACACTGAAACATAATTTTACGAGTTGTGAGGATATTTTAAACATGTGTACATTACTTTGTTTTATTAATAATGGTATCACCGGTCAGTCTATATGTATAGATAATGGACTTTCAGTAAATCTTACATACTGATTCAAGATATTTTCCATCGAAAAAATTGTGTTTATTTTCGTTAAACACATGCATGAGAATATTAAAACATTTTGAGAATGTAAAATCATACTTTTCTATGAGTGTGATTGCATAATTTACATGCATAGAGTACATCCCCGTGATGAAATACAATACATGGTTATTTTTATAACTACCAATCCACTTTTCACAGTATTCTAATACCGGAAAAAGTCGATATTCGTCCTTGTCTTTCATTATGGTATGTGCGATGAGGAGTTCTGTCTTTGCGTTACCTGAACCTCTACCAATACCACCCATCGTACCGTCGATTATTGATACACCGTTATAATACGAATCAATACTTTTCACTGTGGCGTTCAATAGATTATCGTGTGCATGAAATCCAATCTTTCCGTCGTATGATTTTTTCATCACATCGAGAATATAATTCATTTTCACTATACCAAGATTACCATAGGTATCGGCTATGTAGAAGTAATCGGGTGCACACGGAGTTATGAGTCTACACGTTTCTTCAATTTGTGTATCAGTCATTTTATCGATGCGTCCAATGTTAATAGTTACTTCATAACCAAGTGCTTTTAATTTTGAAACCATTTCACATGTTTCGTTTAATAGTTTTACATTTAGTCTAGAATCATCCTTGTCAATACAGTGATACGCTACGAGAACACGAACCATAGAAATCAAAGATTCCTTTTTGGGAACAAAGTCCTCAATTGTGAATGTTCCCATTTGAGCCATGACGGCAACTTTCGTATCTTCGCTTATGATCTCTGATAATGTTTCATTTATGAGACTCTCAGGAGTGTGATACCAAACACCAAAACCTTCTTCGGGTGTTGTGCGTCTAAAACCAACCTCTGTATATTCAATACCGGCGTCTTTACATGCGATATAACTCTCCACGACTTGTTCTTTTGAAAAATTCCAGTTATTTGTGTAACCACCGTCTCGTAAAGTACAATCAAGGATTCTCATTTAATGATATTGTCAAACCATCTTTAAATTCGTTTGATGAACATATGCTTTTTTAATTCCGTGTCGTCAAGAAATGGTGCCATCTCTTCATGAGGCATATTTTTAAATGTACCATCTTCCATAGGTTTGTTTGAAACCCTTGGGAATCTCCCTTGTACGTTACATTCTATTTCAACTATCAAAGGTCCGTTGGTGTATTGAAGATAATCCACATCTCGGTCATGTTTTACCTTGTAGTATGGTATATCATACGCTCTAGCTACTTTTCGTATATTACAAAACGAAATGTCACTCTTTGAACTAGTTCCAAACTCTCGTTTGAATACGGTATTTTGTGTGACCTTAATTGCACCATACCCGTCATTGTTAAACACGAGGATAGTTATAGGTAAATTGTGATGTTTAATGGTTTGTAATTCCTGTATATTGAACTGAAAGGAACCATCCCCTAGTATAGGAAAGGTGCGTTTACCATGCATGGATGCACCTATAGCCGTCGTCATCTCATACCCCATGTCACCATGACTACTCGTTATAAATCTATCACCGTACTTATATTGATACATATGCCATATGATGTTGTATATGGAACCTGACGATGCAGTCACGATGCTATTTTTATTTTTGTGTTTGAAAAATGCATTAAGATGTCTATACGGGCATATCAATAACCCCTCCTTTTCCGGGAGTTCATTTGCCCATAATATTTTCCACTCTAACGTTTTAGAAATCCATTTCTGTGAAATATTGGTTAATGGTAATTCGATATTAAAAAATGTTTTCAAATTCATATTGACGTGGATATCTACACCTTTTTGTTTGAGAAATTCTGTTTTGTCAATATCGACATACAATATCTTAGCCTCTCGTGCAAACAAATCTCTGTTGTAACCGGTTATACCTTTAGAGAGTCGACACCCCAGACATAGTATTAGATCTGCATTTTGAATCGCAAAATTTCCAGCTCTATTTCCAACTATACCAACTTTTCCGATGTAAGTATCTCCTAGATCACTACCAAAAAAGCTTACTACGTATGGAACTGTAAATCTTTTAAGGAATCTATGAAATTCATCTTTCGTTTTAGAGAGGTGAATCCCATTTCCAGCTAATACGATAGGTCGTTTAGAATTGGCCCATAAACTAAGAAACTCACTAGGAATCATATATTCTTCATTTACGTTTGTATCTGGTGCTATGTATCGTTGAAGTGTATCGGGTACGTCCATGGATTGTACATCAACTGGTACCGATAACCATACAGGTCCAGTCCTACCCGTTGTTAGATTGTGGTAACAACGTTCTAGTTCATATAGAACTTTGCTAGGTTCTGTTAATTCTACTACGTATTTGGTTATACTTTTCACGGATTCTACGATGTCACAATCTGAACCAAAGTAACCCCTAATGTTCCCTTCGTGTGTACGTATATTATCCATGCGTTGCACTTGACCACTGATGAAGAAGACAGGTACACTGTCTTGGTAGGCAATCAGACACGGGGTAATGGCATTCGTCGCACCACAACCGGATGTTACGCAGCATATACTTGGATTATGTTCATACGACGACCAACCGAGTGCCGCATAACCAGCTGGCTGTTCTCCATGTGTGTATGTTACGTCAAGATTTTGTCCAAATGAATCGTTAAGGTGCATAGCAAACCCACCAGTCACAGAAAAACATTTTGTTATGTTTTTATCGATGAGAAAATTGGTGATATAATCGGACACCTTCATATTTATTTAAAGGGAAGTAGCTTTAATTAACAATAATGACCATTTATCACGGTCAGGCTTTACAAGATAAGTTTGTTTTGAATATTCTAAAGAAAAAGAAGAATGGGACATTTTTAGAACTTGGAGCCAACCATCCTATCGATATAAATAATACTTACACTCTTGAAAAGGATTTTGGGTGGAGTGGTATTATGATTGAATTTGATGAAAAACATTTGAAAGATTACGAAGAGCATCGTAAGGATAGTGTACACGTCATATCAGATGCAACTAAGATTGAGTATAAGAAACTCCTCGAGGAGAATAACATGCCGCAAAACATCGATTATCTCCAAATTGATTTGGATGCCGGTAATGGATCCACTATGGAAGCACTAGAAAAGATGGATAATGAGATTTTCGACGACTATAAATTCGCCGTCATAACTTTTGAACATGATTATTACTGTGCGGGTGACTATAAATCAACCCGAGAAAAGTCTAGGGAAATGTTCAAGAAGCGTGGATACGTATCTGTATTTAACGATGTACACGACCGTGAACCGGATGTCGTATATGAGGACTGGTACGTACACCCAGACCTCGTTGACATGGAATATGTCAAGAAATTGAAAATCAATAACGTCTCCAAATATATCGATAATAACATGACTGGTAAGTCTATCGATTGGAGAAGTATTTGCTATGAAGATGATGTTAAGATTACGTACTCTATTCAAGTGTGTAATGAATCTCGCGAACTTTTCTCACTCTTAAACTTTTTGGTAAAAACTATAGACTATGTGGATAATATTCATGTTGTTGTTGATAGTCTACACAAAACAGACAAGGTTCAAAAAGTTTTAGATTATTTCAAAAAGCATATAACCGTTTTTGAACGCCCATTTGATTCCTTTTATAAAAACGCTTGTTACCACAAAGAAGTTGCCACCGGTGAATACATTTTTGGTATAGACGCGGACGAGATGCCACAGGAATTGCTCATCAAGAGTATTAAACAGGTTATTTCGACAACTGATAGTGAAGTTGTATTCATTCCGAGAATAAATATTCATCCAGGCATGACCCAAGAATTTTTACACACGTGTAAACAGTTCAAGGTGAATGAAATGGGGTGGATTAATTGGCCGGATTTCCAGGGACGTATATACAAAAATGTAGACCACATTAAGTGGTCCGATGAGATTCATACCAAACTGACGGGGACAGATAAGGCTATCGGTCTCAAACCCACTCCTCAACTTGCCATGTGGCATATAAAATCGATGGAGAAGCAGCAGAGTAGATGGATAGAGAATGAAGACAGTAAAAAAGGATATTGTGACGGTGGATTTGATATAGCACCACCGTCTAATGATAATATATACGATGAGCTGATGTAACCTAAGTTAAAAGAATTTCTATAGGAAAGATATGATTAATGAACATGCAGAGTTCAAAGATGCGTGTCAGGAACTGGAGACACGCATCGAAGAAATAGCGAACGACATGCAATGTTTTCCAACTGATTATAAACTAGCTGAAAAATATACAAAAATTGACGATGAAATATACGAAGTTTCAGAGTGGTATGAAGATAAAAAACGCGAATTGATTAATTTTGAGAAATCCTACCAGTACGAACGAAGACTCATGGAAGCGAAAGTCACAAGACTCAACGAAAGTTTAAAAAAAATTAATAATGTTGTTCAATCTCTTAAATTACAAGAGTTTTCTCATGGCCAACACGGAGGGTCGTATTCACGATTATCTCCATACCTGCATCAGTGAGATTCTTACAAAATGCAACATCCTCTGAACATGTATCTCTGATCGTGACCCCATCTTTACCTTCAATCTCTATGAGAGGGTAGCTAAAGTATGGATACTTCAACTTCTCTATCACCTCTTTACGACACGCGAAGAATCCCATGCCGTTATAAGCGACCGAAACGAATTTGGGGGCGCATTCAAAGTCATCAACCTTTACGAATTGAAATGTTCCCATTTTTTTGAAATAGTCTACATTCCATTCCTTGACACACGCATAATGTTTCAGGTCTTCCATTCGGTACACACCCGATACAACGGGGTGAGTGTTTGTGTCCTCTATGAGTTCTATGACTTGTTCTGGTGAGAATACGATATCAGAATCGATTGTGAGCCATACGTCATAGTCTATTTTTCCATCGAATGGTTTTTGATCAATACCTTTAAGAACATCAAGACCGAGAGTTTTCATTCGTGAAAATGTAACATAGCTCGAATATTCGTTCGTCAGTATAACATCATACCCTCGGGATTTCATTATCATCATCGTATTGAGAAGATTCATCATAAATCTCCCAGAATATGTTCGACCGGGTAGTGCGATGACGACCTTTGTCATTTTGATAGAATACCGAGCACTTCTTTAACCGCTGGATGACGAACAATGTCATCATCTCCCATTTCCACATGTTTTATATAATCAAGCTCCATACATTGCATTTTGTACACCAAGTTTTCGAGTCCATTATCTCCTTCCAAGTCAGATTGTTCTAAATCACCTGTTACTATTATTTTTGTACCCTCACCTAGACGTGTAAGAAGGAGTTTCATTTGATTTGGTGTACTATTTTGCATTTCATCAGCTATAATCAGGGTATGATGAAATGTCCGACCTCTCATATATCCTAGTGGTTCAATACAAATACATCTATCCATCTGATTGTGAGTCATAGACTGTTCAAAAATATCATACATCGGTCTCGTCCATGGTTCCATTTTTTGATCCATATCACCGGGTAAGTATCCCATGTCTTCATCTGCTGCAACGATTGGTCTAGTTAAAACAACCCGTGCTCTGGGATGCTTCAAAATATGTTCAGTCGCAATGTTACACGCGAGCATAGTCTTACCAGTACCTGCGGGTCCTGTTCCTATGATTATAGGTTTATTAGATCTCAAAGCTAACATATATTTACATTGACCAGCTGTTTTAGGGAAGTTCATATATTAATTAAAGATTTTTTCCTTATATAATTTAAATGGACTTCCACTTCATAAAATTAAATTATAACGGTACGTATCTTAGTTTAGTGGATCCTAATTCGAAATCTCGTTTCGTATGTTTTGCTGAAAAGGATATGGCGATGAAGTGTGTAGATTATGCAGCAGAATTTAGAGCAAGAAATCGTATATGGCCCTCTCTAGATATGTCTTCAGAAAATAGAAAGTTAGAATTAAATGAAGAGGTAAAATTTCCATACGGTTCTCCTCGAATTATAAAACGTTCATTGGATATTGAAACATTTGATTTCACTACTTTAGATAAAATAGCATGTAGAACAAACGTCTCATTTTACTGTATAATAGCTTTTGACGTGATTTTTCGTAATGATAGTGAAAGTATAAAAATGTCCGGACAGGAAATGGACGGTATTGCTAATCCAGAAGATTTT